GCACTTGTCCGGGGGTTGCGGCAGGGCAATGCGCGATCGCGTAGGCGGCTGGTAGTATTTGACCTCCTGGCAGTTGATCACCGCCGGAGGGCAGGAAATCTCACCGGGCTCGCAGTTGCGGTACTTGGCGCAGTCCTTGAACTCCGCCCATGGCTGCCAGCACTCGCCTTCATTGGCCTTGAAGTAGACTTTGGATTCAATGTCGCCCATCACCTGGTCGTACCATTGCTCAGCGCTTACCAGGCGCTTCTTGTTGGTGGGCTCTGCGAAAGTCAGCGAGCGCGTCTCAATGGTCCAGTCGATCGGCGCATCATCGAACCCATCGAAGTCGAACTGGCCGTTCTTGGTGACCTCGTAGAGGCCGATATCGCCTTGATTCAGTCCAAAGACAAAGCATCGCTCCTGCTTCTGGATTCGCGCCGTCAGCATCTGGAGAATGTCAACCCCGGTCCAAACGCCTTCCCACGCCGGCGGCAGCTTCCGTCCCATGCCTGAGACGAGATCGAAATCCATCACGACCATGCCACGATGAACAACGCCGCGTCCGTTAACCTTCTGTGGCTGGATGGTCATCAGCATCCGGTTGTCGAAGTTCACCGCGCTAGCAGCTGTCAGGTAGAACTCAGTGTCGTAGGCCAATGCCCGGACGACCTGGCGGCTGATCGGCGTGTTGCCAAACTCCGTGAAGTCGCGGCGAGCGTAGATCAACGACCGGATGCCATCTTGAGCGCGGAAGAACAGGTCGCCGTTGACTGGGACAATCGACTCATGGTTGAACGACCCAAAGTTCAACAGCGCGAATCGCTGGATCGGATAATTAAGATCCTTCCAAACATCGCGGTCTACTGGAGCGTTGAACGCGTAGGTGGCTGTCGGGGTAAAGACCAACAGGTCGCCGTCTCCCAGCGACGTGTCTAGGTTGGCTGCGAACGCTAGCCCGGTGATCGGGCCGTTGCTGACTGCAAACGCGCCACCTTCATTTAGGAACGTGTTTTCGGTGAATCGAATGACTGAATTGCGGCCGTATGCGGGGTCGCCGTAGACAAGGTCGCCGCCGTAGTATTCGGATCCTTTGGCAACCCAGAGGCGCCCCTTGCCGTAGGCCATTGGGCCGCCTACAGGCACTTCATCACTTGCCGCTCTTCGGAACGACGTGCCGTCGTAAAGGTACGGAGCGTTTTGTTGATCCTGAATGATCAACCAGTTTTCCGCCTGCTGAAAGTAGACATGATCCGCATTCGGGTTATTGGCTGCCAGGATGTAGGCGGTGAAGCTAGGGCCAAGAAGGGGTCCAGCGTCGATGCCGGGCGAGTACGTTGTGAATGTCGTGGGAGACGGAACTGTCTGCACCACGAAATCGCCAAAGAAACCCTCAGGGTATAGGGCGCCCACTGGCTCTGGGAGTCTGACAACCATACCTGGAAACAAACCGTGAGCCCCAGCGGTCACGTAGGTTGCTACATTGGACACCCTTCCACGTGTGTTCACCTGGAATGTTCCAGTCTGAGGGGTCCGATCCGTCACCCGGAAGTTGTTCCCAATGTCGATCTGGAAGATTTTCCCACTGATCGCAACGTACAGGTATGGCTCCCCCTGATCGTTGGTGTAGGCGCCGCAGCCTTGGAAATAGCCGGTTTTGAACGCGGATTCCACCGCCGCATTGTAGTACCCACCGTTGTAAACAACGGTCGGATCATCGAAGGTGAGATTCTTCACCCAGATTCCCGGCCGCGCCTTGGGAAACCCGCCGCGCACCGTCGTGTTGACCGCCCAGGCCAGCTGGTTGGGCTGAATCAGTGACGGCGAAAAACCGCTATCCACCCCGCCTTCAGCGGTGAGGAGGCCATCAACGATGCGATTTTTTTCGGCGACCATGACGCTTGAAGCCATTGAAAGGCCAACCCATGATTCCCGCAAGATGAATGAAAGCCCCGATTACTTGTCTATACCGTGGCGTACAAAAGACCGTTTCCTGATCGAGGCTGAGATGGTGCGTCGCGGCGGATACATCTAAAACGGAGGCGTGAAGTACGGGCGCGGCAAATACTACCACTTCCGCCAAGCCATGACTGCGCTCTGGCCGCACTTCGACTGGCACGACTGGTCTGATCTCCTGATCCAGACATTCGTCGAGAACCAGGAGGTCGGCATCATGGGGCCGGGGTCATCTGGCAAGACATACAATTCAGCAGCGTTTGGACTCTGCACGTTCTACATCTACCCAACCGGCACCTCGATCATCATGTCGTCAACGACCCGCGAAGGTCTCCAGCTGCGCATCTGGGGCTCGATCAAGGAGCTTCACAACAAGGCCAAGGCGAAGCGCGAGTGGCTCCCGGGGCGCGTGATTGAAAGTCGATTCATCCTGACCAGTTCGGATGAAGATGCCGAGGCACAGGATTTTCGTGATGGCATCATCGGTGTTGCGTGCAAGGTGGGCGGCACGTTCGTCGGTCTCTCAAACTATGTCGGCCTCAAGAACGACCGGGTCATGCTGATCGCGGATGAAGCGTCGCTGATGGGGCGCGGCTTTCTGGATTCAGTCGCCAACCTCCGCAAGAACCCGGTGTTCAAGCTGATCGCGATGGGTAACCCGAAAGACCGCAACGACGCGCTAGGCGTGGTCTGCGAGCCGCACCCTACCATCGGTGGCTGGGAGGGGCTTGAGTACCTCGAAAAGACTCGCACCTGGAGAACGCGGGCGCCCGGCGGTGTGGCCGTCCAGCTGTGTGGGTACGACACACCGAATGCGAAGTTTCCCAAGGGCACCAACCCGTACAAGGGCATCATCACGCCGGAGCAGATTCAGGCGGATCTCGATTACTACGGCCGCGACTCGTTGCAGTTCTCGATGATGAACCTTGGCGTGCTGCCCCGGGACGGCGGCACCAGGCGCGTGGTCACGATGTCCTTGTGCGAGCAGAACCAGGCGTTCGACGAACCAATCTGGGAACGTGCCGACAAGCTGACAAGAATCATCGGCATCGACGCTGCGTACTCGGGCGTCGGCGGCGATCGCTGCGTAATGACGGACCTTACGTTCGGGCCGGATTCATCGGGGCGCATCGTGCTAGCATTCAGTGAGGCACCGATTGTTATCCCGGTTACCGCAGTCAAGGCGCAGCAGGCCGAAGAGCAGATTGCCGAGTACGTCTTGCTGTACTGCAAGCAGCGCAATATCTCACCGGAGCGTGTTGGGTTTGACTCCACGGGGCGCGGCACGCTCATGTCTGCGTTTGCTCGGTTGTGGTCCCCCGAGGTTGTTCCGATCGAGTTCGGTGGCCGGCCAAGCGAGCGCCCGGTGCGAAAGGGAGATCCCAAGACTGAACGAGAGGCCTACGGCAAGATGGTCACCGCGTTGTGGTATTCGTCGCGCCTGTTGATCGAATCCAAGCAGCTGCGGAAACTGCCCCGCGAAGTGGCTGAGGAAGGCGCGATGCGCGAGTGGGGTATCGCCCGCACCGGGTTGATCGACGTTGAGCCCAAGAACAAGACCAAGGAGCGCATGGGCCGGTCGCCTGACCTCTGGGATTCGTTCGTAGTCGCACTCGAAATGGCGCGCCGAAACGGTTTTGAGATTGCAGGCGGTCAGGGGGTTGGTATTGTCAAGCGACAGACACCAAAGTGGCTGACACGTCTGTCAGACAAGCGGCGCACGATGGCGTCTGAACATTCGCTAACCTATTCATAGTCTTATGGCCTCATTCAACAAAGTCATCCTGATCGGCAACCTCACCCGAGACATCGAACTCAAGTACCTCCCGAAGGGGACGGCGGTCTGCAACCTGAGCTTGGCGGTGAATCGCCGCTGGAAGACTGAAGCCGGTGAGGAGAAAGAGGATGTTTACTTTGCTGAGTGCAAGGCGTTCGGGAAGCAGGCTGAAACGATCGCGCAGTACGTCAAGAAGGGTCACCCGCTGATGGTTGAGGGGCGCCTGACCCGTGAAGAGTGGGACGACAAGAAGACCGGCGAGAAGCGCTCTACCACTCGAATTATGATCGAGACCTTCCAGTTCCTG